AGAATATTATTATTCTTACCGTCTTTAATCTGCAATAACATCGTTTTTAATTTACCTGTCGGAGTTCGCATTATAATATCACCGTCTCCGTTGCTTACAGGAAACACCTGAACCTTACGAGCATATTTTTGTAAAAACTCACCGCATTTTTCTCCTATTTCAGAACCCTTGTCATCCGGTGAAAAAGTCGCTCCAATCTCATCATTTACGCCTATATCTGATATGCCCAAACCTTTTATGCAGAGATTCCATAAATCAGCATATTTTAAAACGCCTTTAATAAACTTAACATTATCCGGCACGCTTGAGTCAACAACATCCATTGCTTTACTTCTTGCTCTATACTCAATATCGTGAGATGTATCGCTTTCATTTTCTGAAATACTATCTACATAACCAGTAAACGCTTTTACTTCATCTAACCAACACTCAATCAAATCGCCTTCAATTATAAATGATGAATCATTGACCTGCTCGCTTACGATTATTCTTAACTCCCTTAACATTTCATCTAAAGATGTTGTTAAGTCAGCTTGTTTGAATAATTCGTAAGTAGTTCCATTGATGCGTAAATTTATCATCTTAATTCTAACACCTTTACAGTTCCTTGCATTGCGTGAGCCGGCAAGGATTGATTTAACCCTCTTATCAATTCGCTTAAAGCATTCAACTGTGCTTCATTTTTTATATATTCTCCGTATAATTCATAAGTCAATAATTTTGACGAATATGGACGCTCTACATTAATCTCAACTATATTAAAAGCATTTTGTCTTTTCTTTGCAAGCACGCTTTCAGTTAATATTTTAACCTTATCAATACTCGGTTTCATACTTGGAACTATTACACCCGTTATATCATTCTCAATAAGTTCCCTATAATATAAGTCAAGTAACTTGACAATGCTGTCAATTTCCAGAGTTGTATTATAGGTTCTTTGTGATGCATTTTCCATCATTGAAATTAAGCCGCATAACCTAAAAATATTTATAGCACAATATCTATTTATATTTCGCTGGCGTCTTCTTATAGTTTCCGTCCCCCATATATTTATTGTTGTATCAATTTTCTTTGGATTATATACTCTTGCATCCGGCATTATAAAAGGTTTTGGAATATGACCATCTCTAATATCATTCATTGAGTTAGGCAAATTATTTCCACATACTGCAATCTTTCTAAAGTTATAAAATGATTTACTATTATTTTGCCTTGCTACTAATTGCATTAATCCAATAGGAGCAAACGGACTTAATAACAAAGCACCCATACCCGCCGGACTTGTTAATCGTTTCGGTAAGTTTCTTAAAAATAAAGTAGAAGCAAAAGTTAAACCGGTTATACTGTTTATAATTCCTGCTAAATTAACAAAATCACTATTAGCAACTGAAATATTATTTATTCCGCTCGGGCTTTCGTAACTATCCTCAAAACTCTCTTGTAAATCACTTCTTGAATCTGCACCTGCCGAGTAGACATCTTCACTCGTTGGGTCGCTTTCAGTCGGACTTGGTTTCTCAATAGTTTCTGTAAATGTTACAGGTATTGATATTTCACCAATACTTGTCTGGTCTGCGCTTGCACTTGCTTCTATTGCTACAATATTATTAAACACACCAAAAGTTGGTAATATTAACCGCCCGGGAGCCGGATTATTTAAAGCGTTCTTAAAAGCGTTAAATTCTTCAACCCATCCAAATCCTGAAAAAAATATATCAAGTGTTGCAGAAAAAGGCTTTTTACCTTGTCTCTCTACATATTGGCTGCTTGTATTAGGGTAGCCATGCACTATATTTTTTTGTCCAATGCCGTTAAGAGATTCTTTTCGTATTTTAAAAGAAATATTTTTATATTTTGCAGGCAAAAGAAATAAGCTTTTAATTGACATAGCTACCCGCCATTTGATACCCTAAATTTTTTCTTTTTTGAAATGGAGCTACACTCATGCCTTTTTCCGTATATACACTTAAATCGGTTTTTACATTAACTTGAGCTTTTTCTTTACCATTCATTCCTAATTCATTATTTTTAGATTCGCCTACACTTCCAAAAAATGATTTTTCTCTTACGCTTGCCTGAACATCACTTATGCCTTTTATCATGTCGTCAATTCCAGACACATTTAAACCTATCGCTTTTCCGATCTTGCCTACAAGCCCTAATATAACTTTTGCAATAGTACCGTAAACTGTTAATATATAATCCGCAAATGTAAAAAATATTTTCTTTACAATGTCAAAAGCCATAACGAAGCCTTCTTTTATTTTATTCCAGATAAAAACAAAAAAATCACCGATAGCTTTTGCCCCTGTAAGTAATGCTGCTTTTATGGATTTCCAATGAACTATAATAGTTAAAATAACTCCTATCAATATACCGATTGCTAAAATCCATAAATTTATTGGATTTGCCATCATAACTAAATTTATAATTACTAAAATAGCTGCGTAAGCTTTAAACGCAATAATTATACCAATTATTAAAGGTATAAATGGCTTTAATATATTATATACAAATGTAATAACTGCCCAAAACGCCTTCATTGAAATAGTTATAATTCTTATATAATGATCTAACTTTGTTTTTATAAGTTCTCTATGATTTTGTACCCATGCTAAAACTTTTGTAGAAATTTTTGTTATCCATATTAAAAGCTCTTTCATAGCAGGTAAAAGAGATTCTCCTAGTCCTGCTGCTGTAATTCCTATTGAGTCAAGAAAGGTAGACCATAGACCCGTAAAAGTTTTTGATGCTCTTAACATACCACCTTCAAACATTCCGCCTGTTGAAGTCATTGCGATCATAGCTTTGTTTATTTCTGCAAAAGTACCTTTAGTTGGTATCATTTTTCTAGCTTCACCAACAGTAACTCCCCATTGTTTAGCAAGCTGTTCTAATATAGGAACTTGATTATTTATTAACTGCCTAATATCCATTTGGTCTGCTTTACCAGCAGCTGCGATCTGTCCATAAGCTAAAGCAACACCTTGTAAATGCTCTGCACTCCCCTGTGATAAATCCCCCAACATTCTTAATGTAGGAACTGCCGTATCTTTAGTTATCGCACCAAACCCCATCAACATTGTAGTAGCATTAGACAAATCTTTGAACTCAAATGGCGTTTCCGCTCCTAATATCTGAAGGTCGTCGACTAATTTTTTTGCAGCCTCGCTATTTCCTTTTAACAAAGTGGTATAACTGACTAACGAGTTTTCCATTTCAGAGGCTTTTTTTGTTGCGAATGCAAATCCTGCGCCTAAAGCCGCTACTCCAACTAAAGCAAATCTTTTTATAGAATCACCAATACCTTTTGACATTTTTTCTGCTTTTAATTTAGCCTTATCCATATCATTTTGAAATGCCTTTGTTGACATTGCCATTTTTTTTATGGTTGCTGAATACTGATCTATAAGTTTATAAATATATTCTATCGATCTATTAGCCATCGGTTATCTCTTTACCTATTCTTTCAAGTTCTCTTATTATTATTTGTCTCTCGAAAAAGGATTTTTCAAGAAACTCTTTGTACCCGATTCCGCCGTTACTTGCACAGGCAACTCTTGTTGCATTTCGCTGTCTAACATCTCCCCTCGCTCGGACTTCTTCGCCATTTCGGGATTTATAGCATATAGTCTCTGCAAGGGATTGACGAAAAAAGCCGAGTACCAAAAGACAATTTTTACCTTATCGTTTCTATCAACCGTGTCCCAAATGACGGGCATCATAGAAGCCCCACCATCACACTTTATAACACCTGAATTTAATATGCCTTTAAACTCTTGAATTATTTCACTTATCTTTACATCTTTACTCGCTCTAACCAAAAATTCAAGAGCGGTTGCCTTGTCTTTTATCTCTTCATCTGTTGGGCAGTCTTTATCAAAAAAATCATCTGCCTCTAAAGGTGATTGATTAGAATTATCCTGCTTCCTACCCGTCTCAAACAAAGCAACGTCCATGAGTTGCTCTAAATTAAAGGCTGCAAGTTCGGCACTACTATTTATATCATTACAAATAATAGTATTTCTTTCTTCAAGCCTACCGTTTACAGCCATCCTATATGGTTTATCTGTTTTAATAATCAGTATGCCGTCTTTTCGTGAAGTTCTAGGCATTGTTTTCTCCTTTTATATTTCCTTAATAATTTTCGTTTAACGGGTCGCCTTCAAATGTAACTTCAACTGTTCCATCTGCAGATGCCTCAAAATCAGGGTCATTTATCATAGACATTCTCTGACCGACTTTCGGAGATGTTACGGGTTGAGTTGCTACTATTACATTTGACTCAATAAGCTCTTTCCAGATCGCGACCAAAGATATAGT